TGGGCAAAAGGAGAGGGGCATATTATAGACAATCAGTCTGCCCATAGTTCATGGACTTCAGATATTGATGTTGCTGAATTATTTGCACTTGATAGGGGTGGAGATGTAGGGCAAGCAGTCATAATCAAGACAATCAATAAGACTGGCGCGTCTATTCAAGGTGTTGCTGAGTCTATTTTGGGTTTTAAAACAATGGAGGTTGTAGTCTCTAAAGATGCTAGGCATAGGGTTAAAAGTGTAGAAAGAGAAGCATACTATGGGTTTATAACAGTAGAGGTAGAAGAGGTTTGATTCCTTCCAAAATAAAACCCCAGGTATTCTTGGGGTTTTATTGTTACAATTCAAATTAAACCGATGTGTACTATTCAATGGGAATGGAAATAATGTACCGCAACCCTGCCTATTTAGTCAGAAAAGACCATGAAATGTTCGACTTTATTTATGCTGTTGTAAGGCAACGTTAAGCTATTTATTGGTATAATTAATAAAAATTAGGATTAACTATGGATTTTAATATTTTTGAGTTAGACGGCAACAGATACCCACTAGAAAAGCCTATTGATTTCCTTCTGAATTGGGCAATGGAGGCATCGGCAGACGAGTTCAAGAGCAAGGAATCATTAGATAAAATATCAAAGGTTGTTAAGGCTGTTTGTCCTGCTATTCCTAACGACTACTTCTTTACGGTTGACCCGCAGTGTACGATCCCTTTGATTGACAGCTATCAAATAATTGACTTTGTAGCTAAATTAATGGTTTGTGTTATTGAGCGACGGATTAAGGTTATTGAGTCAATCCCAGAAGAAGACAGGGTATCTTTAAAAGTTGATATTGATCAAAAGGTGGCATTATTCCGTCAAGTTGTTGACCGCATCAGCAAGCAATTCTCTGACTTGAAGTTTAGCCTAATTTTGGGAGGGATTCAGATAACCAATAACGACAAACCACCATCCCCTGTGTCACAAGAAGATCCGAAACTTGTGGCATTGAATCGGCAGATGTGGACAGGGGTGTCCCCACAGACAGATTCAAAAATCATGGAACTGAAACGACAGATGGAGGATCTAAGTTCTGAGATTGCTCTACTAGAAAAGGTTTAATTCAGTCCCCGTATCGATCCTGGTACTCCTCAATCCCCATTTCTAGGAGCATCAAGAAAAAATAAGTCATCTCCAAAGAGTCAGAAGCGTCGTGCTTGCTGGCTTTTTCTTTTTGGGCGATCGCTTCTACCTTCTTATATAGGGGCATAGGGACACGGATGGACATTTTACGTTTTTCGATTCCGTCTGAAACTGGCATTTTATAGGACTCCTAGCGAATTTAAAAATATTTTAGCATACCCCTTGACATTTGTAGGACAACCCTGTACTATTAGAAATGTGGATGGGAAAACACGCGAAACGACACCCGCCACAAAAACCAAAAACGCCACAGTAACAAAAACTCCAGGACTAAAACTATGTTATTTACTCAACATACCGACCGCTTGACCGCTTCAATCGTGGGTATTCAATCCCATATCGACGAATTAGAAAACCAACTCAAAGCCCTTCGTGGTGACAAGTCTAGCCTTGAGTCGGAACTTCAAACAGTCCTAACCTTAGAAGGTGCGGCGGAATCAGCTATCAATCAAGCTCAGTCTTTTGTTAACGCCGCCGATTCTATGGGACGGACTGACCTGATCGCCACTTTCTGGCAGGCTATGGACGCTATGCAAAAAGGAGCGATCGCACAACTCCCAGAATCACCGGAACCCGAACCTACCCCCGAACCCGAACCTACCCCCGAACCACAATCCCCAACCGATGACGTGATCACGGTAGAAGTGACACCGGAACCCGAACCCACCACCCCGACAACGCCAGATCCCATGACTGAAACTCAAAACGGTAAAGTCCCTCAGTCGGTAGGGAGTGCGGCTTTTAACACAAAAGATGCTACTTTAGAGGAACTCAAGGGCTATGTCCGAAGTCATCAAACGGACGACAAAACCAAGGCGCACGGTAAGCTTAGTCAAAGAAGCACTTGGGTAATGGTAGCCAAACAACTTATGAATATCTCAGACTACACGAAATAAGTAAAAATCCCAGACTGTACACCTGGGATTTAATCAAAAAAGACAAGTAGATTCGCGAATCAATAAACCATAACCTCTTGATTTAATACTAACAAATCAAGGGGTTTTAGGATGTCAAGTTCAAGTCTTAGCGGAGTCAGTATCACGATCTCGGCAAGTAATCAAGTTTCTCCTGTCCTTAGATCAATTCAAGAGGAGTTGCTTGGGCTGCGCCAACCCCTTCAGGTGTTTGACTTGTTTCGGAGTTCGTTCGGAGGGATAACGTCATCTATTGTTCAAGCTACGACAACTATCGGCTTCTTTGGGCAGGGGATGTCAACGCTTCGAGGATTGGTATCTAACGGCCCGTTTAGATTGTTGATTGGGCAAACAGTCGAATTACAAGGGCAGTTGCTATCGGTCGCCTCAACGATGGCAGCAACTTCAAAAATCATTAGTAACGGGTTTGAGATTAAAGACCCTACACAAGCAATCCTGGCTCTCAACCAACCTATAAACGATCAGATTAGACAGTTAAGGATTGATTCTATTGATCTAGTTGGGGTCACGTCTAAGCAGTTAATTCCCGTGTTTCAACAGGTGGCACAGGGTGCGACACCGATTGGAGCAACCCTAAGCGATGCACGGAGTTTAACTATTGACTTTGCAGCAGCTTTGGGGACTTTACAGGTTCCGTTATTTCAAAGTAGGCAAGAAATTCAATCAATTTTCCTGGGAACAATTGACATGAACTCCATCTTGGCTAAATCGTTGGGGATAACTAACACGATGGTTGCCAAGTGGAAGGCTCAAGGGACTTTGGTGCAGGAATTAACCACGCGATTGTCTGCATTTAGGGCTGGGAATAAATTAGCGGCTCAAAGTTTCGCAGGGGTAACATCAAACATTCAAGAAATGTTTGAATTGATAGGACAAAGATCGGGGGAAAAACTATTAACACCTTTGACTCAATCCTTAAACGAAGTCTATAAGTTTTTACAAACGAACCTTGAGATGTTGGTGGGTGAATCGGGGAAGGTTACAGATCAGATCCTTCGCGCGGGTCTAGCCTTCCAGTCTATTTTTAAAACGGTTCTTGGGGATGTGGTGACGGTCTTTAAGGATGTTCCATTATTCTTGTTTACCTCTCTAGCGAACGCATTGGAGGCACTGAATCAAGGGCTGGGATTCACGATGGCGGTATTGCGTCCAGCGCTGAATCTATTCTCCGTTCTATCGGGGGCTATAGCACCTCTAGCTAGTGGGTTTCTGGTAGTCGCTCTACAGGTTAAAGCACTTGGTTTTGGGGTTAAGTTACTTACATCTGCTTTTGGGGTTTTGGGGAGTGTTTTGCTTCCAGGGGTGGGTCAGATCCTTCCTCTGCTTGCTGCTAATGCAGGTGCTTTAGGTGCTGCTTTTACGGGTCTTGGGGGAGCGACTATCTTTAGTTCTGTAGGTATGGCTCAATTCTCTGCCAACCTTCAGGGAATACCCGGCGCAATGACGTTAATGGCTTCTGCTACGGCAGCGCTAGGGAATCTTCTCAGGACAGTTGGCTTGGCAGTTGTCGCATTTGGTGCGTTCAAAATAATTGATGAATTTATCCTCAAAAACAAGGGGTTAATGGAAGTCCTTGGGGGTGTATTTGGGGGGTTGGGTGAAGTTGTCAATATTTTAATCGGGTCTTGGCAGTCGGCTTTGATCACTTCGACTGTTGTTGTCGGAGGGTTAGCGATCGCATTCCGCGCTCAATTAATCCCTGCGGTTTTGTCGTTTATCTCAATTCAATTAGCTGGTGTTGTAACCAGTTCTGCATCTGCATTTGTGTTTCTTGCCGGAGTGTTGACTTCTCTTGGATTCAGTAGTATGGCTGTCACGGCCGGAACTGCTGCACTTCATTTACAAATGCTGTCTGCGTCTGCAAGCATGGGAACCTTGACTATGGGAGGGTTGGCTCTTGCTGTTAAAAGTGTAGCCTTATCTGTAGCTACGTTACTCGCTCCTTTAGCTGCTGTAGCTGCGGTAGTGGGAGGTGTTGGACTTGTTCTTTATAGTCAATCCTTAAAGGATTCTACAGAAGCCACACAGGAGTTAGCTAATAGAACTGAAGAATATGGGGATTTAGCTATTGATTCGCTTGAGAAACTGTCTGTGGCTCAGAAAAAGCAACAGGAGTCAGAGAAATCAGGGATTAGATTGACCGACGAAGAATATAAAAACAATCAAAAACTTCAAAATCAAGCCAAACTCAGGATCGGATTACTAGAGGATCAAATAACTACATTAAAAGAACAGGAAAAAACAGCTAAGGATGCTAATAAGTCTAACATTCAATCTCAAATAGGTGAGTTAGAAAAGTTAAAAACGGCATTAGCTCAAGCATCTTCTAATGTGGTTATTGCACCAAAAGATTTAATGGTATTAGGAACAGCGTTAGAACAGTTAAAGAAAAAAGCAAATGAAGCTATGGATGCAATTCTAAAACCATCTGGAGATCAGGAGGTGTTTAAGAAAAAGGCATCCGAGGTTATTGAATTTAACATGGCTTTGTTAGAAATGGGGCAAACAATTGATAAGGATGTTATTACTAAACTACGTCAGTTAGCTAACGATACAAGGTTAGATCAAGAGGTTCAACGCAAGGCACAGGAAACAATTACTAAAGTCATTGAGCAGGAAAGCAAAAAGCGATCCGATACTATTGCAAAACAAAAAGCAGAGGTAGAATCTCAACAAAAAAACGGGGAGATAGGAGTAAGGAAATCGGAAAAGTTAATAACTGATTTAACTATCAAGGAATTAGAGGAACGGAAATCAGCCCAACAAGAAATCCAGTCCGAGCAACGAGCTTTTGGAAACATTGAAGCAGCCCGAAAAGCCGGGGAAGAAATCAAGAAAATAGAATCAGATATTACTAAAGCAATTGCAGAGGAACGGTCTAAACGAAACGAGGAACTGGTTAAAAACTTTCAGGAGCAACAGTCAATTATTGAGGGGTATCTCGCCCAAGGATTAACCACAGAGAAAAACTACAACAACCAAAAATCACAGTTACAAATCGAGGGATTGGACGAACAAATTAGGCAGCAGCGAAACAAATTAGGAAAATTAGCAGGGGATGATAAAGAAGGTCGGGAGGCTATTAACGCCGAGATAGGGAAACTCCAAGTTCAACGGCAAAAAACAATTAAGGACGGTTATGATCAAGAGCTTTCTACCCTTGAAAAACAACTCCAGAAAACCGTTGATTTAGTCAAAGAGGCTGAATTAATTAGACAAAGTGAAGTTCAGAAGTCGTTTAATGAATTTGGAGGTAATCAGAATTTAATTAACGAGGAAAATGTAAAAAACAACCTTAAGACCCTTGAGGCTGAATACAGTAACACGGTTAAAAAATTAAAGGAAACAAAATCTCAACCAGCACTATCAGATCCCCGACTAGAGACTGACAGACAAACTAAAATCAGAAAGTTAAGACAAGAACAACTCCAACAATCTTTGGGGATGTTGAAAGTCGAGAAAGAAGCCTGGGATGCTCATACTCAAACCGTTTTAGGGAATATTGCCAAAGAAAACAATGCCCAACTATTAAGCATAGAAAAGCAGATTAATAGCGGTAACGTACTGAGGGAATTAGAGGGGGCTGCAAGTGCTACCGATAAAGTTCAGGAGTTGCAAGTTCAACTTAGTCGAGAAAAAGACGTTAATAAGCAAGCCGAGTTAAGGTTGTCCCTAGAGAAAGCTATCAGGGAAGAACGGGAAGCCTGGGGAGCATTGGGGATTGCCGAAATTGAAGCAATTAACAATCTTGAGTTAATCGCCTTAAAAAATCTGCTAAACCAAGGGAAAATTCTCAAGGAAGAATACGATCTGAAAATAGCACAGCAAGCCATAGAAACATTACAAAAACGAATTAGTTTAGAGACGGATGTTGGCAAGAAAATCAAGCTCCAATTACAGCTAGTTGAAGAACAAGGGCGGTTGATTGATGCAAACGTAAGGAGATACGAAGCAGGGTTAAACAAGGAAGCACAAGCCTACGAGAACACCATTAAACGCCAGAATAATGAACTAGACAATCAGAGTCGGAAATTCGATATTCTCAATAAAGCCCTTCAGATGCGTTCGGAATTACAGGACGCACAGAAGGGGGTGTTTGACGCGGCTAATAGCTTTTACTCAGGGGAATTAGATGCTTTAGTCCAAGGGGAACGCTCCGAACGGAAGAAAAAACAACTTGCAGAATTAATCTCGGCTATTAAATTAAAATCAGCAATACAGCAAGCTGAATTTGAGAAACAAAGTCTGATATCCCAACAATTAATGAAAACCATCGAGCTTGAACGGGAGAAAATAGCTGCTAGAAGGGCGCTGAATGATGCGAAAATTGAAAAAAGAAAAGCTGATAATGCTCTTAAAGTAGCAAAAAAAGATCCTAGAACAACTCCAGAACAGTTAGAGGAGCTGCAAACAGCGGCAGATATAGCAGGGGAGAACGTTGGCTACCAAGAGCAAAATTTGGGTTTATTACGAAAACAAGAATTTAACCAGTCAAAGGTTTTTAAACTCCAGAGAGAAGCGTTAGAATTCCGCAGTCAAGGGGCTATTCGTTCGGCACAGGTAGACTTGGCCAACAACACCAGTAACAGATCATTAAAACGGCAGCGTTTTACAGATATTACTGCCAGCGTGCTTGATGGTTTTGGAGTGGACAGTGTAAGCGATCTAACGGGTCGAGCCGCAGCGACGGGAGAGCAAGCCCTCAGAGAAAGTGGATTAAAAGGGAGCAGAAGATTGCCAGGAGGGATGTCCGCAGAGGGAACAATGCGGAGCATAAGAGGGGATGGGGAGTTCTCTGGTGCAACAGGTAGCGCATCTTCTGAAATCTACAAACTCACTGGCGGACTTGGAGGGGGATCAGTACCTTCTCCTCAATTAACAGATCCTCTAAAACTCCCATCCGCATTGTCTCCCGTTTTATCCCCTAGTATTCCCCCAGACTTCTTACGGGCGTTGCAACAAGCTACAGAGAAAGGGCAGACGACAATCTCTCCAACAATAAATATCCCAATTACCGTAAACGGCGATCAAAAAGTGGGGGAATCAATTAAGAAACAAGTGGAGCCAAGATTAGAAAATGTTATTCAGCAAATGGTTAATCTCTCCCGTAATTAGTGGAGCTATCTTACTGGGAAGTGTAGGGAATGTGATCGCTACAAGCGTAAAATAAAACTAATCCCTAGAGGTTAGCTTGACCCCTAGGGATTATTGGTTATTCTTGACAATCAAATCAATTAATCATCGTCACTATCGCAATCATCATCAAAATAAAGACAATCACGGGACGCTATTAGGCGTGCTTCGCGCTCCCAATCACAGGATTTTTTATAATTATCGGAGGTCGGTTCGCCGTCGTTGTTTTCCCCAAATAATTTAACGGTCATCTGCAAAACAACGACGGCGTTATCCCACTCAAAATATAGATAGGACAATCGCAAACCCTTAACAATATGGTAGACGACCCAACCATCCCCTGCCCCATGATTAGTAATTCCCCAATTCCCGACAACAAACCCTTCTACCTCTGTGTATTCGATAGGTTTTCTGGGTTCGGTGCGAGTAGCATCCGAAAATTTTGTGGCAATCTTAAAAGTAGATTTTTGCATTGTTTTTAGTCCTATTGGTGAAGTTTAGGAGAGGGAGTTTAAACCCTCTCAATTGATTTCTCCTATCTATAAAAATTGATTTGATTGTCTTCTAGGGATTCAAACCACTGCGCTTCTGTTGGCATCAGGTGTTCGTTATTTTTGAATGGATAAGGGAATATTCTCCTTGCTATTTTTGACGCTGCGATCGCATCTCTTTTTGTAGCAAACCA